CAACCCAGGTGCTTTCTAGTAAAGCATTCCTCACCCTAAATATACATAGACTGGTCAAATCTAACTTTGAAATGTTTAATTCGTATTTTCGTGCGAACTTAAATCTTCAAAGGTGTATATTCGCTAGGTCTGAATGTGTATATCAACTGCTATATTAAATATCATCAATATCTACCAGATCACCTGAATCAATTTCAATCGTACTCACCTTATTAGTAACATCACATGAGGCAATCGTATCCATCAACTCTTTATATTTATTGGTATCCGTATTTTCAAACACAACCGCCCCGTTATCGTCATGAGGAGTATCATGTTCACTTTTTAGCTTATCAAAAATGGGGTTACCGGTTCGTTTAAGTTTTTGTTTTTCGCCATCGTTATATACCTCAAGCAAATCGCACTTTGGCTTACGTGATGACGATTCGAACTCTCTTTCGCCGACTAATACCCAGGTTCCGAGCGCAACCGTATTCTCATTTTTATTTCTGCCTCGAAATTTATTTCTCATTACAACCAGTCGTTCTTTGCCCTCAGGATCATTTACATAAAACATGCCGTTACCTAGCATTTTCGTAACAACCGCATAAATCTCACCTTCTTCTTGTGCCATTCTGACTTTTTTATCGACGGGAGCAGTTATAAACTTGCGTCCGATTTTTTTAGACTTATTACCACCTTTATCGTTTTTGACCATCTTTTATGATTATATGTGTAATAAAAAAAATATAACTATATTCAATCAATTTTTTATTATTTGATTGAATATATTTAAACCATTATACGGCCCATTATACGGCCCATTATACGGCCCATTATACTAACTAATATACGAATTTAAAATCATCTTTAAATTCATAAATAGGAGGTTGCTTGAATCGCTCATCATACCATTGTTTCCAAGTGCTAGATTCGCAAAGTAGATACCCTTTATTGTGTGTATCTCTCGATTGTTCATCCGGATCATATCCAAATTGAGAGTAAAATGATTCCACATCGTCATCGTCATGAAAGATGACCCGTTGTTTATTGTCGTCAACGGTAATATTATATTGTTTGAATCGTTCATTCCACAAAGGACATGTGTATGTATAATATTCCCAATGATACAACATGATGTTATTTACATCTGGAAACTTATATCTGGTAAGATTGAACGACGCACAACTCGGCTGAATCGCGTATTTACGTTTAAATTCTAGTGTTTTATAAATTTGTGGTAGATTATATTTCGTGAGTGGAATTGGATCCTCATGAATTTGTTTCAACGTATCGTGTTCTTCGTTAGAACAGATCAGATATATTTTCTTTGACGCATTTTCATAGTCATAGGTAGGGTTAAATATACATAGACAAATCCCAGCACATAGTTTGTGTATTTGATTTTTATATTGATTATTGTAATACATATCTCGAATTCGTGTGAATAGTCTATCAGACACTTTATAGTATTTTTGAATGGATGTAAACAAATCATCCTCAATCACCAGTGGTATGGAAGTAAACGCGAAATGATATAATTTTTTATCAAGAAAACGGAATAAGCCATGATATTTACTAGGGTACTCTTGAAGCCATGATGGTTTTTTACCTTTAAAGGAGTGGGTAATTTCATTTATATTCATAGTATATTGTCGCATAATAAATACATGTGAATTAAATTCCATTTTAAACAAATTTTTAACGACAGACAATAAACTTTTAAAATCATGTATTGTTTGTTTGTTTGAAATGAATGATTCAAATGACGGGTTGTTAATAAAATAAAAGTCATAAAACGCAAACCAAATTAAATCCCATGACAAGTCGTGAAACCCGGAATAATATAGTTCCGAAATCCAGAAATAGCATTCGTCTAGTGACTGTTGTTTTAATAAACTAGAAATAAATGATATTCCCACTTCATCTAAAACATAAAGATATCGCGTTAAAATAAATTTAGACATGTTTGATTAAAACGGTTGTATATAGAACAATAAAATTCAATTTTTTATTATATAAAGTAATTATATAACATGGCAAACGATTGGAGAGCACACGTGAAGAAGACTATGTCGGAGATGAAATCTACTGGTAAGAAGGTAATGTTGAAGGACGTATTAAAGATGGCAGCAAAGACATACAAGAAGGAGTCAAAGTCTGCCGCCGCCACCTCCTCCTCCTCCTCCTCTAGCGGATCCGAACACAAGAAAAAGACTTCCAAGAGAAAGTCTCGCAAAGCCAAGTCAATGAAGAAGCGAAAGCATTAAAATAACACGTCTGTATAAGACATGATATTCCTATTAAATTAAATTCTAGTTTATATTTAATTTAGTTATGTGTTATCCATCACACTCCTTACACGGATGTAATACAAAAAGTGTTGTATGGATTCTTGTGATTAAGTCAGCGGATCTCTCTATTGGAGCAGATGAAATATATTCATGAAATAAGTTGTGTAATGAGAAATGTTCTAACATGTCCATGTGTTTTGTAATAAAAAAATAACAAATAGAGTAGGTCGACCAGCTATGTTTAAACTGTAACCAATGCGTAATAAGTTGTTTCGTTTCAAATTCATGGTTAGACGACAATATATGATTGAGGCGAGACCTGTACGGTATCAATACGCTTCGATCCTTTGTAAACAATTCAATTACGGTAGAAGATACACTGGGTGTAAATCTGGTTATATTATTATGAATAAGATAGGTTATGAGAAATACATCAATAGGTACATATGGATTACTCATCAATGTAATTGGGAAATAGAGTCTTATGTTGTTATAACTTATAACGGAGAAGTTGAATGAGTAGGAAAAATCAAATAATAGAGGAAGGCTGACGTCTGAATACGGAACATTATTTCGCGATATAAAGGGGGTATCCGTCACTGTAAATCCTATGTTTTTATCTCGTAAGATGGATGTCGCATGAAATATATGATATATATATTTGGCAAAGTTGTTATGTACAAAGGAGGTAGGTACGTGATTGTTTGGGCAAAAGGATAAAATTTTATATTTGGTTGCCTTATTAAATATAGATATGGTCTTATATTTCGTAGAATCCAATTCCATGTAATTATCATCCAAATTTTTAATTCGATCAATCGTGGTAAAGTATAAAAAATATAATGGAATCGATTTAATCTTCTCAGAGATAGAAATATGATTATTGAGAGAAAAAGAATTCTCCAAAAATAAACTCATGTATTACTATTCAATACAAATTAACTTTAATTATTTTTATAGTTATTAGAATATAATAACAACACATGTATTGATGGAACAATGTATATAAATCGTATACGTTATAGTAGTCGTGTTTCAGCATTTGTAATCGTGTGGTGGTTGATTTTATAAAGTAAGATTTATAAAGTAAGATTTATAAAGTAAGATTTATACCGTAAAATGTATATCATAATATATATAAAACGAATTCCGGATTATATATATGGAGACAAATACTGCTTATCGCGCATTTTCTCGTAAGGCTTGCCTCGCAGATTTCTTCGACGATGATGATACACAGTCGCAATACACTCAAAATAAACACAATCAATATTATTCACAGAATGATAATGTTGTAATCGCAAAAAATCAACAAGAATTTGGTCATAGGAAGCGGATAAAACCATGACGAACCGGAACGAAAAGTCAACAACAAATCGTACCCAAGGGTTTTAAGAAAGGGTTCCGTGGATAAGTGAGACCGTTCAGATAAGGAATACGTGAATGACGTACTTTAGTAGAATTAATATTGTTAATTAAAATATTAAATTCTATTAACGCACTGATATCGTATTACATAATAAGTAGCGGGTGGAATGATAAAAATAAATATAAAATTATTTTATACCAGCGAAGATTTAAAACCGGACCCCGTAGGGGTGCTTGATTTCAAATCCTTACTGGCATATTACTTGAAGAATTAAATCCGCTGTGCGGATTTAATTCTTCAAGGGTGTAAAATAGTCCTGTATTCGATAGTTAAAAAGTATAAAAATGTAAATGTCTATTATACGCCTATCATATTAGCCCAATTGTTTAGTTGGTGTAAGACAATATGACCCAGCATATGCGAGGTCAAGATCAATTCGTTCAATATCTGTTCGATCATAATCTCTTCGATCTAATTGTTGTTTATAAATGAAATGACGATTTTTATAAGTCTTTTTAAGCTTGTGGTTGATGTCATCGATAGACATATTTAATTCCAGCAGTCGTTTTAACTCTTCACATATATTTGTTTCATGTGTTACGCGAAATATATCATATGACACGGATGGTTTGTTTGTAAATATAGAACTAGCGCTTTGTACAATGTGTTGGTCCATAAGGTCAATGATGTCTTTATCAATTAAGATATATTTGCGTCGTGGTGTAGGTGGTGCTGGGGAAGTTTTCGTACGAAAATAATATCTACCACTTTTAAACATTTTTTCTATAATATTGCCTTGATAACCGTTCAACTTGAGTAGTCTGGTTTCGTTATCTATAAGCTCTGTATTGGTACTAATCCACTGTGTCCATGAATTTTTATAGGTTATGCGGTCATCATATTGATGTATTTTAGCAAAGGAAAACAGCTGATCATTAAATTCTGTCGAAAATTTAAAACGAAAAGTGGTGGGAGTATCGTTAATCATGGTAATTAATTTGGTAATTAATTTGGTAATTAATTTGGTAATTAATTTGGTATAAGTATACAAATAATTATATAAATACATATAATTCAATTTTTTTGCTAATAGTAAATAAATGATATTATATTTACTAAAAAGCATACCATATTATAACTCAATAAAACAGGAATATACAAATATACTCACCATTAACAAACCCGCCTCCGGACCATTAGCTGGTATAACAACCCGGATACGAGTAAACAAATTATCGCCGTTCGAAGTAAATACATCAATATGTAGTTCGCCAGATTGTGTATTTGCCATAACAAAGCTGAACGGATGTAATGAACTAATGTGTATAGATGAAATACCGGATTTGTTTGAATTTTTACTTAACAATGGATATTCTATTGATAGTAATATAACAAAAATCATTCAGAAAACAAATGCGATACGAAATGGAGAAATAATATGTATGATTCAATATTAAAAAAATTGAATTCATTTGAATATAAATAATCGAATGAATTCAAATCAAGCTATGGTAGAAAATCAAACGGAACAATCAAAAGAAGCTCAGGTGGAAAAATACTTGGATTCGTTAAATGAGTTAGAAAAAAAAACATTGGAAATCGCAAAGTCCCATCTAGGGACTTCCTTTAATCTAAAGAAGAGTGTTGGATTTTTAAAATGGAAAGAGTCACAAGATAAAAAATAGATTTCACCTATCACTATGTTTTCGTGGGGTTTTTTTTTTACCAAGAGTCGGAATAGAGGCAGACTTCCGGATTTTAACGGTATATCTTAATTTTGGTAACGTCTGTGTGAATTGCTTCATAGTCTTGCGAAGTCTTTTTTCATTATTTATAATACTACGACGAACCTGTTTTTGTATATATTGGCCACCAACCTGAGTTTCATTTGAACGAGTATTCTGACTATCGGAGAGATTGGGTGTACCACGATTCATACGCTTTGACGCCGTATCGATTGCGTTTTTAACGCGTGTAATTCCTTTATTAAATGTACCTTCTGTGTTTACAATCGTTTGAGCACTTTGAACTCCTAGCGATGTAGAACGTGACATAAATATTTTATATGTGGCCATTAACGCATTAAAACCCTTGCCGATGGCAATAGTTAAATCAAGTATACCGCCTACAAACGGTATTTCAGCCAAAAATGCCTGCGCGACGGACAATCCAGTAGAAGTCGCACCACTGGTAGATTTCGCCGCAATATCTCTAAACATAATCATAACTTGGTCAGTGATCTTATTCACTTCAGGTTGTAATTCTTCTAATATTTCAACTACTGAAACAGCCACGGATCTTGCGATCTCTCTAACAGCCTCCTTAGTCGCTGGATTTTCCGAAATTTCTTTTAATACCGCGGCCAATAGCAATAGTTTTTTATTCAAATCTGGGCTTAATTTGTCCCATGACGTATTGGTTATGTATCCATCGCCGGATATACCCAATACTAAATCTATCATCCTATTAATAAAATCTTCGCTCAACACAACCCCAGTTTTAAAAACAGCGACCCCTAGTTTAGCTGCTTCGTCTAACCCGGCGGATACTAAGCTGCCAATAGTTATGTCGGACAATGAATTCGTATTAGCATTTGCCAACCTAGGTACGTTTGGATTCACTTTATTTATCATTGAATTCATAATATCGGCTTGTTGTATGATATCGGTTTTATATTTGAGTGGAGGTGGTTGATTATATTGTGCGTTCACTGTATTGTTCAACGTATTATTACTCTGACGGCCACTCTGACCACCACTCTGACGGCCACTCTGACCACCACTCTCATCGTGAGAATTCATCGTATTGTTCTTTATTTGTTTGGCCGCATCACCAAGTCCATATAATATATCACCGACTAAGGAAGTAACCGTCTGAATGATAGTTGTAGCATTTATTTCTGGTTCTGGTTGTTGATCTAGTCCTGAATTACGATTCGACAATACAATGCCACTTTGTTCTTGTTGTTTAAGATTATCTACTTGATTATTTAATAGCGTGAGATAACGATTCCGTTCTTCATTCTTTTTATTAACTGTCTCTTGTATGAATTTTTTTATGTTTATATCCGAATTATCAACTTTTATGTTTTGATTCATATATATTCTATGTCTACTATTTTTTGTATATCAATAACCTAAATATTACTTGGTAGTTAATACAGTAGGCTTTCCTGTAGACATTAATTTTTTAAACGATTCATAATCTAGTGTTTTGACTGGATCGTCTACTTTATATTCGTGCGGTTTAATAAACTGAAATGTGTTTACTTTGCCGTGGTACGAATAACGGTTTGCGTTTTGTCGAAGAACAAAGGATTTATTGACGGACTTACTTCCGCCGGATCCCTTGCGATTATACGATTTAAATGACGCAAATATATTGCTATCATTATCTGACGTATTTGGTGTAACTGGAGTATCTTTGGTGTGTTTCATATTTTCTGTGGCAGTTTCTAACTCTTTTTTAATATCCACTAAGATTTGTTTACAGTCATAGGTAATCGCATATTTCCTTGCTACCGTTTCTAAAAATAAATAGGGAACCTCCTTTGTGTCACAATAATATATAAAGGATTCTTTGTCAAAATCATAGTACATAATAATTCCGCCCTTGGGCGTATGCTCAAACAAGATGTTGTGTATTAATCCTTTTACGAATTGTTCACTTAATGTACGTTCTGTAAGTTTATAATATTTATCGTAATATTTATTTTCGTACGATTCGATCACACGGGTTTCAATGGTAGGAGAAAAGCGATCTGTTTCAGCCTGGATATTGGGTTTATATACATACCAATAAAAAAAACTGGATCCCAATGCCAGCCCAGAAGCTATATATAAAATATTTGATATCTTAGATGTAGTCGTGGGAAACGTAAACATGATATATTCAATATAATCAAATATATTTAAGCTTTATTTAGAACTTGTTTTCTTCTTAATTCGAACAAATCGTGGACCTCTTTTTCTAGGTCAACGACTTTAATACGCTGATAGTTCATATTTTTATTGTCGGGGTGAAGACAGATTAAATATAATCCTTCCACTTTTTTTCCATATTTTTCTTCTAATATTGCCTTGTACGTGTTTAATTGTAAACAATAATGCCAATAGTTGGTATCTGGCAAATGATCGATACATTCTTTATTTCCCCATTTATTAAACGAGGTAGTTTTCACAATTTCCTTACATCTTTTCCAGTCATAAATAAGGAGCGTCCCATCCGGGTTTTCAAAGACCATATCAATTGAACCAGCTAGTTTCAGTTCTTCGTGGAACACGGTCCATTCGGTTCGGTATGGTTTTAACTCAGGAAAATCTTTTATAAAATTTTGAAAATATTTATATTCGATTGAATCGTTCTCATTAGGACAATTATTATAATAACATTCAATATCATAGTGCATTTGTGTACCTGCCGTAGCAGCTTCATCGCGATTTTTATCCCAACTGGCTTTAATTTCATCCGGTGTTTGTCCATAGTATTTACTTTGAGGCCAATTTTTGGATGACATCATATTGGTAATAATTTTATCTGCGTCGAAATGATCAAAATGAGAATGGTTAAATGTAGTTACAGACATATAACCATCGCTATTACCATCAATATGGTAAATATGAGGACCCTCATCAAATACAATTCGTGTATCCCGTTCATGAGGATTTAATTTGGCCAAATAAGTAGGCGTCGCCATTGTAATTTACTATATCTAACTATATACATAGTAAGTTCAATTTTTTGTGTAGCGTGATCTATATTATACTAAACTACCGTATACATGTAGATTAGGCGATTTTAATATATTTGTATTGCCCTGTAATTGTAAGTGGTAATGATAATGGCGAGGATACAACAACATTTACTAGTTCGTTGTGTCCGTTCGTTGTAGCATTAATGATTGTATTATAACTACAATTTGAATATTGTGTATCTCCATTAGTGAGTATTGGCCATGGATACGTAATGGAAGTACCCCCGGTGTTAGTCGTGACGGTTATAAAACCATATCCGGTTGTACTAGGCGGTGACGGCTTAACAATATATAAATCTATCATTAATAAATATATGCCTGCGTTAACAAATGGAATGCTTGTTACAAATATTAAAGTATTAGTTACACCGGTATTATATATCGGCGTCACAATTTGGTTATATCCAATCGCATTTGTCGGTATTATTGGAAGTGTAGTATAATTAGTCATAATGGTTCCACTGACATCCAAGTCGCCGCAAGTAATCGTTCCACTGACATCCAAGTTGCCATATGTAATGGTTCCACTGACATCCAAGTCACCGCAGGTAATGGTTCCACTGACATCCAAGACACCGCATTTAATGGTTCCACTGACATCCAAGACACCGCAAGTAATGGTTCCATTGACATCCAATGTATCACACGTAATTGTTCCGCTTATGTCAATATTATTACATGTAACAACCCCACTTATGTCCAAATTGCCATATAAATTTAAATTCCCATACATATTTGTATCACTATTGGTTGTTCCTATTGTATCCGTAATATTAAGGTTATTATTTACAGCTTGTGGTACTCTAACAATATTATGATTAGAGGTTCTATTCGTACCTCCTATTTTTTTCCAGTTATTTGATGTATATGACATATATAGATTACAATGACAAAGAAAAAATAAGACAAACTAACAATTACCCCGATTATTATAAATTGAATTATAAAACGGGTATATATAGCGCCGTCTCAGCATTATTACGAGCTATATAGCGAGGTTACTTCTAAGGACAATGATATATCATTATTATTGAGGTCTAACAAGTTGCCATATTTATCTAAAATTTTAATTCTAAATTTATTTAAATTGACGGGTCCTAAATAGTCACGCTGCTTAAATATCTTATCACTGGCGGTATTTACCATAATTGTAGTGAAAGATTCTGTAATTGAAATACGGCCTAATATATTATCTCCAATATAATTATTACCGGTAGATGCGATAATCGTATTTGTTATAAAATTCTTATTAAAGTCATCCACTGAGATAAATATATAATTGACATGACCATTTCCGTAAGATGCCTCGCTTTGTAACACGGCTTGGTAAGAAGCCGTAAGCCCGTCATCACCAATATAATCAATATATGTATCGGAGCGAAACACTTCGTATCTTTTCTGCGTAAACCCTAAAAAACCGCCGAGTGAGTAGCGACTTTCTCTAGTTAGAAGGGTATGGTCACAATCAGGTTGTACAATAGAACCTATATTAAAATCTACTATAAAGTAAAAATCAGGTGAGTAGTAGGATTGTGTGATATCATATATGTTAGCGCCTCCGTCGGTAGTATCACGCGCCCGGATAATTGTCTTTGATGTAATTGGATGTACTTTACATATAAGATATTGTAAGCCGTTTCCTTGGGCAACTAAATAGTTGGATAATACCGTGGCGAAATCACCAGATAGATAGTTGCCATCTGGCATGACTATGGTATGAGTTGTGTCTGGGCTACCAACAATATTATAAGTTGTAATAGTAAACGTATTCGACTTATTTTTTTCAGATACAGAGTACCATAAAATCGGGAGCTCTAAGGATACTAATTTTATGGAAACCACTTTATGCTCTGTAAATGGAAGATACCAAATAAAATCGGACGGCGAAGTCGCATAATAATTTTCTCTGAATTCGCTATCAATCGAAATGATTTTTGTAATCGTTTTTTTTTCTAGCGGATTAATGACACCGGTTGGATATTTATATTCATTAACGTTTACTACGGGTATTATTTTATCAGTGGTGACGTCATGTGTACCGCCTTGAATTTGATTTTGGCTTTGAATAATATTATAGTTGGTAGGCTGTAACTGGACTGGCCGTCTCAGATTGATATAACTCAATAACTTATCGTTTGCCTTGTTTAAAAAATCGATAAATAAGTCGATCATTTCGTAGTCGTAATCGTCATCGTCCTCGCCGTGTTTTCCTTTGTATTTATTACGGTATGAGTGTATTAATTGGTTAATATGATTTGTGATGTCGGATGGAGTGATGCGTGATATATCCCCCTTATATTTTATCAATTTTAATAATTCAGCTTCGTTGTAATTATCTATATTCAAGTCATACGTATTACTCATATATATATTCTTGTAAATAATAATAATATTTTAGATATAACGAACCATTTATTGTATTTTTATACATAAATGGTAAATACTGTATTTAGACCAACAGTTATAAATCAAAGGAAACCTGCGACTGCCATTAAACCACCTACATATGATTTCAATTTAAAAACAAATTATCTAACACAGTCACTAAATCATGTTGTATATTATGATTATGATATACCAGCTACTGTACTTCAGAGCGATTATAATGTCATCTTACGTGAATTAGAAAATTTAAAAAATACGGACCCAACTTTATATCCGACGATATTGAATAATGTGATATCAACATTTCAAACTTCGCAAAATATTTACAGTGATTATATCGCAGATCAAGAAGCCCAAGGCGTAGTATTGCCCGAATCCACCTATTCTAATATGGATGCTTTAGCAAAATTTACAACATCCCTTCAAACTGGCGAAGTCCCTACTAACAACGATACTTGTTTGGAGAATGCAGAGCTAGAAATGGTGTTATATAAATTGTATAAAAATGTTGGAATCGAATTAGAGGGTTTATTAAACATGTTTTCTGATGGTAATTTGGAAGAGTTAAAGAAAGATTTGACATACGAAGCATATAGTAAATTGTCGGTGTTACTTTCAAAAGAATCTTATCCCGATTCATTTGGTTATACCATGATATATAACGCGTTAAATAGTGCGTTAGAGGGTTTGTATAAGTCTACATTGCTTGACATATCATATAAAGATCAGGTTGCAGTGTTATCCGCGAAGCTTAAGTTCTGTGAAAATAAGGAGGGAGGATCTCTTTTAGCAGGTAATGCTACAATGTCGGTGGTTGGTTTAATCCGTCCCGAAATTCAGGAATATATTAATAAATATGGTATGCCTCCAGGTGCGGTATTTGACCCACAGAAACTAGCAGCCATTGTGAAGCAATTATACCCGGAATCATCTTCATGTGGCAGCGATGATTCTCAGTCGGTTACGTCTTCTGAATCAGTTACATCTTCTGAATCTATTACGTCTTCTGAAGCGGATTCGCCAGGGATGTAAGGAGTTTATAATATTTTTATAAAAGAAAAAAATGAAAAAATAGGTTGAAAATACATTTAGAGTATATTTGAATTAAAATATACGGGCACGAATATTTTTTTTTGTATAAAAAATAATCCCAATATAAGATATAATGCCAACAGTTGCAAACAATTCTTTGGTGTCGTACAATGCGCCCGCCTCCTCTACTACTACTTTCTACTTAAGCACATTAGATGAATATGCTCAAGCTGATGTGATGACATCTGGTGTCTACCAAGGTGAGACATCCGTTCAAAACCAAGTGTCTTACAAGGCAATCACTGAAATGGTTAATATTAACTATGCCACATGTGCAACTTGGTTTAAGTTCAAGACTATTGAAAACGATGGTGACCTTAACAGCGTCGGCAATGGTATTATTGGTATGAAGGGTGTAGATTCCGCCTTCACTGCCGTATCTACTGCTGGTGGTGTACCTGCTAAGGCTAAGCCATTGAAGTCCGATTACTTGAACACATTGGCTGAATACGTCTTTGGTAACCGCGAAGTTGCTGATTTCTTCACCAACCAAGAGGCCCTTAAAAACGCATGGGATTCTGCAAAGGATGCCGCAACTGCAAATATTAATGATGCCATGACTGGTGCACCATTTGCTGAATCTGTTTCCATGGAGTTAGTAAAGACTATGTTGGTGAACAATGCTGAGCGTTTTGCGCTTGAATACAATGCCGTACTTGATGTCCCTGCAAAGGCACCCGTTGCGGATGAGCACGGTCTTGCGATTGAAACACTTACAGGCACAGGCAGCGGTGCCAGTGTAACCATTTTAGCAGATTCCACTGATTACTTGAAGCAAATCGTAGTGTCAAGCACAGTGAACACTGCTGGTGATGGAACACAAACAACATCCTACTCATTTGGCAGTGGATATGCTAACGGTGATCAAGTTAGATTCACAATGGCCAATGGTGGTAAGTACTCAATTACCCTTAATGCGGTACAGGCAGCCATATTAAATGGTGTGACTGATTCAGTTGGTGCTAACCCTCCCTTGTTACCTGGTGATAAGATTCGTGTTAAGTACTCAATTCATTCCCCTAGTGATCAAAATGATACCACTGGTAGCCCAGTGTCATTCACTCAATCTTTCTATGTAGATTATCTCTTACAAGCATAAGAAAGATAATACAAATAATATGCTAAGAATATGTTGCGGATAGCAATGTGTTGAAATAAAATATCTAATTATAGTTGATTAGATATTTTACACGTTAAATATTTCTCTCATTAGATTTTCAAGGGTAGACCTATACTCTAAAGCCGTTTGTGGTGTATGAGTACTCATGTCATCCGACAAATAATGACTTGGTACGTTTATTCTATAATTCACTATGTTATTTGAATCAATAAATGATTTATTAGTATGAACACATAGTAACTTAAAATTGTCGTATTTATACGTTTCAATGATATATTCTACTATTCTACATAAGTCATTATAATTGTTATTATATTTATTGTTCAATTCATTATATACATCTGCTTCGCTCGTATATACAAATAATATCTTTTTTTTATTTTCAAGTATATTGAATAGCCTATTAAATGTGTGTTTAAAAGTATCGATAGTTTTATTATAATTATGATTTATATCAAAATGCCCAAACCAGACATTGTCCTTAGTTCTAACTACATTTTTCTCTGGATAAAAATCCTCTTGATTTTGTAAATATTTCAGTATAAGAAATGGGGTTGTTGGAATGGAATCGAATGGAAAAGATTCTTTGTATATATTTAATTTACTTAATATCATTTTCGTAGGGCATTTATTTCCAATAGATACAATATAATCATATTCTCTATGGTCAACAAATTTGTCTGGTTTCAAATAATTCATTATATAATATGTAGATAAAAACATTCGCGTGTCATTCTATAATGACATTATAGAGTAGATATTGTAATACATGATCCTAATTCCAAAGATAGCGATGACAATATATGTGATACGACAAATATCAATAAAGTGTTTTTAGATAGTCTGGTGTAATTTGTTGATTCGAGGTGATCTCTGAGTTAGATGTTGATTTACGATTAATATTGGAGATACGTTTAGTCTTGGATTTAGTGTCACGATTAGATCTGGATGCTCGTTTAGTTTTGGATTGTCGTTTGGACTTGGATTTAGACTCGCGTTTAGATATGGAGTTGCGTTTAGAATTGGATACATGTTCAATAGAGACCGTATTATCATCTTCTATGAATATAGGGCTGACAGTTGGATGCTGCTTTAAATCATTATGTAAACGCTTGTCGATTGTTTGGTGATGTGCTGGTAATTCTAATAATTTCATGATTTCATTATTAGATAGCTGCATATAAATGACTTCATCATTGTGTTGAGCTTCTAAATTTAACTTATGTCCATCGTAATTCATACCCCATTTCGCAGAATCAATCACCATGCCATTACTTTCAGTTACATATTGTCCGTAATTTTTAATATATTGTCTAGAATTCATATAAATTATAAATATATTATATTACAAATATTTAATAAAATATAATTGCGAATAATATAGATAACTAGAACGACGATAACCCGCCATAATGATAAGGTGTAAATGAAAGACAGTGAATATATCGATACCTATTATAACTATCTGAATATTATGTTGACTACATAATCTGAGTCAATCATAATTATTTCGAACGCACGATCGTGCTTAAAATATGGCACTAAAAAAAGAGCACCCGATTGGTATGTAGGCGACATTTACTTGGAATAAAAATTCGACCATTACTACAATGTAATCGTCCATCAAATAACACGAATATAAAATATCATCTCGACTGCTACACGTGAACTAGTGTGTATGTTTGTCATGTTAATATGTAAACTAGTTACCCAAACCATATAAAAAGAATTTCTTACCCTTATATATAGAATGCTATTCAACAGTATTACTTCAGTAGTGTGTATTGCTTCGTTTATTATGGTCTCTGCTTATAATGAGACTGAGCATCACTGGTTTAAGTTTCAAAAGTATATCAGCCAATTCGATAAATATTATGATAATTTAGTAGAACTAGAAAAACGATTTAACATATTTAGTTCAAACGTAAAGTTTATCGAACAAGAAAATAACAAGGGTAATTCGTATACATTGGGAATTACCGCGTTTGCTGACCTTACCGAGGATGAATTCTCCAGGTTTAATGGAATTCGGTTAAATGGACCATTATCTACCGGATGTGCCAAGTTTAAGTCGACTAGCACCAAACTACCGTCAAGTTACGATTGGAGAGATCACAATGCGGTTACGCCTGTAAAGGATCAAGGACAGTGCGGATCATGTTGGTCATTTAGTGCGACTGGCGCCATGGAGGGTGCCTGGGCCATCGCAAAAGGATCTTTATTAAGTTTATCAGAACAACAACTGGTCGATTGTTCAAAATCATACGGAAATCATGGTTGTAATGGTGGCCTTATGGATAACGCATTTGAATATGCCATTGAGAATGGTATGTGTTTGGAAAGCGCATATCCGTATACTGCTTCAGGAGGTGATTGCCATAAATGTGACCCTGTAGTCGCAATTTCTAGTTGTGTAGATGTTACCAAAAACAACCAAGTCCATTTGAAAGAGGCAGTTGCGAAGGGGCCAGTATCCATCGCAATTGAAGCGGATACTAAGGCATTTCAATTATACAAAAGTGGTGTATTGACGGGAAGTGCCTGTGGTACCAACTTAGACCACGGTGTTCTTATCGTAGGATATGGTGTTGAAAGTGGCGTCGAATACTGGTTGGTTAAAAACAGCTGGGGCCCTACTTGGGGAGAAGGAGGATACATCAAGATTGGACGAAGTGATAGTACAGATGACCCGGGTGTGTGTGGTATTGCCATGCAGCCATCTTATCCAGTCGTTTAATGAGTGATCTAATTAGATGAGTCATAGAGATAATCCGCTTGAAGCTCTATACACTTCAATATATAACAACACTATAATTACAATGTAACACGCAACCATACATTGTAATTATATTTCATTTCTATTGTAAATCATATTAGCCTACATTTTATTTTTTCACTGTCCTGGAGTAGGTAGAATGGCGTCTAGTCTTTTTATGTAACTTGCGCTTCGCATGACGTCTAGTAACATGACGAAGATGTTTTCTGCCACCCTTAGAGACAGCTGATTTCTTTTTTATAATAGGCGTCATCGTAGCAGAAAATCCTGGATTTTTCATACCAGACGCAGAATTTTTGGAATTGGGTGTAAAGTCGATACGAAAACTATTGACAAATGTTTTATTCGAACCCAACCGGTCAATCGTAGTTTTACTGTGATGATTCATTGTATAAATTACCTATAGAAAAAAAGGTTGCCCTTTCCATTTTTGATTTTTTATTATGTTTACATGATAATTTAATATACCGATTATATCGAACGAATCGTGTTTACTTTAAACGAATGGCATGCGATTACAACGCGAAATTATATAATACTTTCACACGCATTCTCCTTCTTCCTTAACTTCATTTTGAACAGGGGTTTCCTCATGTGGTTGAGGTTTAGTCAAATTAATACGACGTTTTGGATGTCGTCTATACTTCTGAATTTTGTTTCCATACATTACTTGTGGAGGAACCATTTGTGGAAATGATTGTTTATATCCCCAATGCCACATGGGTCCTTGCGGCGTCATTGTCCAGATAGGAGTCATCGGATGACCTGGTAACACAGAATAAGATGGAGGTATAAATACATTCGCAATTGGATTTAATAAATGAGTGATCGGTTCCTTTTGTTTGAATGGAAGGACTACCCAAAACCAGGGGTCTTCGTATACCACAATTGCTTGTTTATTCGGATTTTCAACATCATGCTTAAAGATATTGGCGGATTCTGTATTATACAATTCGTTAAAATGAATAAATGCCATATTATACGATTCGCCTTTTTTATTTGTGCGTGATACTAAATCGACCTTGTTAACATTACCAATTTTAAGATTGTTAAATACCTTTACAATTCGATCTTCGCGAATGTTAGAAAACATGCGTGGAACAAATACGGAGTATGTAGATGACATATTGAATAAATTACTTTAAGCTTATAGCTTTAGTACTATTTTGAAATATGTTAAATGCTAATTGATAAAAAAGTACTTCAATTTTTTTAGACCACTACAGTCAAATCAATCAATCAATCAATCAATTTGAAGCTCGATAATTGATTTGAAACATTCGTTCAGTTCGGTGTACAGTTTATTTTTAATACGAAGACATCTAGTTTCAAATGCTATATTCGCACAAAGTACTTTTTGGAAGTTATTATTGAATTTAATTTGAAATTCGTCGTTATCAAATTTTAGAATGTTTGCGTCTCGATACTCATTAAATGCTGCGAATATTTTTATATTGACCCCATTCATTACTTTTACAAATTCTTCGTTGGATAATACTTGCCATTGTGTCCCATGAAACATATAGATTATATTTTTCTTTTGTTGAAAGCACTTAATAAATCGCTTTTCGCATTGTATTTGGAAATGATTATTAATAATTTCAAATACACCATCAATATATCCGTTTTCAAAAATACAGTTCAATGCATGCTCGTCAATATTTATTGACTGTATGACATTTACAAAGTCAATCGTATTAGATATGTCATGCTCATTTAACCAATCAAGCACATTTAACTTTTTGTTTTTTATATTCATATGTTTTTTTAAAGTTTCAAGCTCACTTTGAATGAGATTATATTTTTCAGTTATACATTGAATCATATCATATAATTGTTGTGAACTAGGTAATGGTTTGTCAGAATGTGTACGTTCACATGAAAATATATGTTTCTCATAACATGCTTTTTTTTTAAATATTTTAAAACAACATGGGCAATTAATTATATGTTTAGATGTCATTGTTTGATAGTACTCAATTATGGATAAATATAATAATCAATTTTATTATTATTATAATATATATCATGTCAACTTGTAATGATTGTAGTTGTAATGGAGGCATAATATTTGGTATATCGCATTGTACAACATGTGGATGTTCATGTGATCCAAGCGGGAATTGTATATGTAATCCGGCTAACCTCATTGATATAACACAAAAGCGTATATGGAATACAGTAAGAGTGCCTGGTTCTGAATATACAATGAACCTAGGCGCATTATCTGTATATGTTAAACCATCCATATCTATGTATCATGATGTGAATTGGAATCAGATAAGTGATCGTCCTATACCATCAAATTCTAATGTAACGCATATAAATACAGTGCCTTCACGTGGAAGTACAACCAGATCCTCCGTTACACGTGATCGACCAGGATCACAAGCACCTGGTGGAAAAGGTGTAGACATAAAACATGGAAATTATTCTAGATATTTAGCCAGATTAAAAGGTAGAGGGCCGTTGAGAACTCAGCGTGATACTACATTAACCTCCGCAATTCAAGGTCCAACGGGACAAGATATAGCTATGTTAGCCCGTGTATACGGTAATAAAACAAAATCTTTTGGTATAGTGTCAAGTGCGAATAGAATCGGATCATGTTTATGTCTGTACACAACACCAATAACCCAACAAAATGATAACTAACAATATTATTTGATAATTGAATAATAATTTGTCTATAACGTATATATAATGAAACATACTCGAAAAATAAATCATGCTACGCATAGCAAAACGCGTAAATCTAAGGGATCTAGTTCTACGAAAAGACAAATAATTGTATATTTATTACAAATGCTCAACACTATCAAATTATATCACTGGAATACGCTAACCTTTTCGGTTCATAAAGCAACCGATGAGCTATATGGAGAACTAAATACACTAATCGATCAATTTGTTGAAGTGCTTTTAGGTAAACATAATACCGTAAGTGAAAAGCACAAGCATGAAATATTGAACATAAAATCTCTCAGTTTAAAGGTTTACAAAGACAATGGAATGTTCAGCCGAGAGATTGAGACGTATAAGAAATATTTAATTAGTTTGAACAGCGTGTTCCATCAAAGTGAACACAGCGATGTGTTGAATATTCGTGACGAAATTTTAGCTACACTTAATAAAGTATCATACCTATTGACGTTGAAATAAATTATACCGTTCTTACAACTTTTTATTACACACTAATTATATAATGTTTAATAAACCAGAACAAACGGCTCGTCGTGGACGCCCACGAAATGTAGGATTGAGTATGGCATTTTTAAATCAGTTCCCAATTAGATCTAATATGTATATAAACACCCATCCCCTCCCGATTCAGCGTGAGGCACCATCAAATACGGCACAAATAAAACCCCTGTCGCAATTATCCCAGCCAATGACGTCCAGCTTTAACATGGCTTCAATATACATGACAAGATATACACCATGTGGCTGAGGAGGCAAACGAAACCGCTAATATATATTTTATTTACGTATCAGAATGAACTCATAATTCGAAATGACGATGGTAATAGTAGATATAAACATATATCGATACTACCATCTGACATATCTGTATTACAAATAAAATAACTGAACTGTGTTCGTGTACCAATATGTAGCTATGTATAATAATAACATCTACTGTCAAAACGTAGCCAGGAAAATGTAATAGTATATTTAGTTGTTCACCCTTAAAAAAAAACTTGTAAAATTATATATGGAAAACTTAATTACAAATATTAATGAATATAGTGATAAAGAATTGGAAGATATGTTCGATTTGGTATATCCATATCAACATCAGGATATTTTATTGAAAAAAGGCGAACTATATGAAAAAGTACAAACTGACATGTCGATTGATAGGAATACAAAAGACAAAATAACAAATTTTTTAGATATAGTGTCCAATCGATTAACAAGTATAATTACAAAAGGCATCATTAACTCTCGAATTAAACCGCCAGATTCATTTAGCCAAATGACGAATTATGTTGAAAATGTAAATAATACCCATTTTATTATAAAAAATAAGCAACGACAACAGGAAGCCTATAGCGCAAATAGCAGTGATGGTTTAAATGTAGGAAGTGATGGTGGAGCACCGCCAGGTATTATTAATCCCATCAATCATACAACTATCAAGCGTGCGTTGAATATAGATTCGCGATTCAGACCAGATTATTATAAAACGTCTTCGTCAGATCAACGAATCACGCTACCCTATAAATTTGAAAATGTTATCAATATGAGATTGGCTTCGGTCGAAATACCGTTGACATTCTATACCATATGTAAGTCGTATGGAAATAATAATTTCGTAGTTGAATGGAATCCAGATAGTTCTGGAAATTACAATAATGCGGTCAAAGTACAAATACCAGACGGGAATTATACCACAATGTACAATGGTACACTAGGTGCGTCCTCCATTGAGGCCGTAATAAATGCGGAAATACAAAACCCGTCTCAAATCGTATTAAAGGGTGGGAAGACTATATTCGCCGACCCATCATTTAATCTAATATATACTGTAGATCAAATTAGTGGTCGAAGTATATTTGCGGTAGATTCAACTGGATATCCAGTCGACAGCTCCGGCGTTCCACTTATAGATATAGTGGCAGTAACCGCAAGTGGATATAATTCCTTTAAAATCGTAATGGCGACAGGACCGTCTGGTGAGTATAATGTAAGCGAACCGTTACCATTTTTTTTAGGATGGAATTTAGGGTACAGGTTGAATGTATATAAAAGTGGTCCTGGATTAGTACAAGGTGGAAGTATAGTATATTTTCCTCCGGCAATTGTATCTGAAGGAATATGTTATATAAAAGGTCCACAATATATATTTTTAGCCATTGATGATTACAACAATAACGTGAATAATTATTATGTATCGGCCTACTCAAATTCCATTAACAATAAAAATATATTGGCTAGAATAAATATGTCTGCCATAACACACAGAGACGGTATTTATCAAACCGGTGATGAGGATGGGTTTTCTACCCAAATTAACCGTAGCCGAAATTACTTTGGCCCAGTTGATATAGAAAAATTACGGATAACTTTATATGATGAATATGGAAGAATCGTAAACTTGAATAATATGGATTGGTCGTGTGCGCTTATGTTTGAATGTGTATATACCTCGTAAACTATGTTCCATATACGCCGACAAAGAAAAATATGTACCACTTTGTGTATATAATTATTTTTTATTTTTACCCTTCTTATCTGAGGTTGCTACGTGCTTGTTATTTTTATCTTTTTCTAGCTGAATATTTTTTAAGTGATTTTCTTGACAGTGTTCTTGAATTCGTACATGCTTCGCGCTATGATTTCCATACAATTCGCGATTGCGTCGTTCCTTGTCCTTTTTAGTTTTCCTGGAGTGAAATGGGGTATCCATTTGTGTTGATTTACTATACGCAAATATAATAAATTGGATTCAATTTTTTATACTATCATATAAAAAATTGAAGTGGATTGTTGTTTCTAGTGTGTGATAAATTATATTAAAGTACAACACGATATTATGTCGGCGTATTCAATTTATATTCCACGAATTTTCAATAATATTCCAAATAAAAAAATTAAAGACGTGTTCGAGGCAAACAATCTCGGAACAATATCATCCATCAATATCATTTATAAATATGGACAGAATGGAGACAAATATAAAATGGCATTCATACATTTTACGCAATGGAATATGTCGAATATTGCCGCATTAAATCTAAAAGCAATGATAGACGACCCAACCAAAGAAGCGAGGTTGATATACGATAATCCTCCTTGGTATTGGATATTATTACCAAACACGTCAAATAACCGTATACAGTCAAACCAAATAGAGTTGACAACATGTATGGATCGAATTAATAAATTGGAACAACAGATTACATGTATGTATGAAGAACTATATCGTCGCGATTATTATTATGAACCTAATCAAATTGGAGAAATCACGCCAATTCTAGCCGACACATCGTTCTACGATCACTCTGGTATGAATGATAGTAATGTACAGTATACATCGTATGGTGAGGAGGAGGATTATAATAACGATTATATACAAGACGACTTTACAGACTTTGAAATGTCAGAAAATATTTTATTCAGTGAAGCAAATTGGCGTAACCTCCCATCGTATAAACAAACCATGGCTACTAAATAAAATCTCATGTAATAATAAATGGGAGGAGGAGGACTTTTACCAACCGCGATAAAAAACAATAAATTGTATTTTTTGTTTGGTCTAGAAAATGAATTGGACGATACACCTGGATGGGCTGATTTTGGTGGGGGCGCAGAAGAAGGGGAGACTGTATTGGATACTGCTATTCGTGAAGGAGGTGAAGAAATTAATGGTATGTTAGGATATGGTGAAAAGTTAAAAAAACGTGTCAAACAAAACAAAATCGCAAATATAGTGTTTAAGACATATACAACCTTTATATTTAAAACCGATTACGACGCAAATCTTCCTTCCTATTATAAGAATAATTACGAATTTTTTTCGAAATACTTACCCGAGGTAAAGGCAAAGTTGGATAACGGATTACTTGAAAAGTCAAAGATACGATGGTTTTCGATTGACGAATTGAAAACCGAGAGAAATACTTTCCGTAGTTTCTATCAACATATTGTCGATTTGATTATTAAACAATATTCATTTTTATTACAAAAAATGAAGGCCAAGGAATCGACTAAAAAAAATAAAGCCCATGGACACAAAAGTCGCACTTACAAAAAATGATATATCCGTTCGAACACGCAATATTTTATTTAAACACATATAAATGTCAATAACTTCCGTTACTTTAAATATTGATTTGGAAAATACGTATGATCAATATTTAGAATATAATAGCGAGTTGAAGAATAAATTTGGTGAAGTAAATACACCGTTTTGGTTTATAAATAAGATGCTATCAATAATACCTGATAAATATTATAAAGACAAAACGATGAAATGGTTAGATGCGGGTGCTGGGCATGGTAACTATAGTATTTGCTTGTTTTATATTTTATTCAAATCTCTCGTTAGTGAGATACCAAACGATGCGGAACGGTCACAACATATATTGACCAACATGATTTACATGGTTGAGATTAATCCGGATAATGTTCAACATTTGCGGAAAGTGTTTGGTCTGGATAGTAATATAATATATGCTAATTATTTGGAGTGGGATACAGCTACTCGGTTCGATTTTATAATAGGCAACCCTCCGTATAACTGTAACGGAGTTAAAAAAGTGCCAACAAAACAACAGGTAGATAAGAAAGAGGATGGAAAAACTATTTGGTGTGAATTTATAAAAAAGAATTTGAGTTTGTTAAAGCCAGATGGGAAAATGAATACATTGATCCCCTCAATCTGGATGAAACCAGACAAGGCCGGGATATATGAATTATTGATAAAGAATCGGATCGAAAAACTACACAGTTTAAATGCGAACGATGTAAATAAGTTGTTTAATTATCATGTTCAGACTCCGATATGTTATTTTTTATTAACAAAATGCGAGTTTAAGGTTAATACGATAGAGTTGTACGATTCTATCTCAGACAAGTACATAGATTTTAAATTGTCGGATAATATACCGATTCCGCTATGTTTTTCTTCTATTGTAAATAAATTTTTATCGTTAGTAGATAAATATGGTAAACTAAATGTGATTAAAACAAATATGCCTAGGAAGAATGTAGAAATAGCCGCTACATATTCTGAACATTGTCCATTTAAAAACATACATACAACCTTGTTAAATAGCCGTAAGGAACCTGTTCTTGATATTAAATATAGCAATGAGCAGTTGGCGTTCCATGGCGAGCCAAAAATAGTGATGGCTCATAAGATGTATGGTTTTCCATTTATCGATAGAACGGGTGTATATGGAATATGTGCGAGAGATAATTATGTCATTAAAGGAAATGAACTATCAAAATTAGAAATAATAAAAGAATTTCTCTCGACCGAACTGATATTGTTTATCTTTGAAACAACTAGATATCGAATGCGGTATCTGGAGAAATACGTATTTGATTACATACCCGATTTTTCAAACATGCCAGACGCAATCGAGATGTACACAAACAAAAAGGTAGATATATATAAACTAGTTGGCCTAAGCATAGACGAGATCAGGTTTGTGGATAGATATTACAAAGTAAAATACAAATACTTCGAGAACTAACACCATATAAGTATATAATAAATATATTACATACTTACCTCTAAAATGGCACTAAAAAAAGAGCACCATAGTTGGTTATTATACAATAATTAATGTAATGAACTAATTTAAGAATGCTCAACTATTTTGATGTCGAATGTAGAAAAAAATATAGAAAGCAATTGGTAAATTGGTTATATGAAATCTTAAAAAGAACCAATTGTCCGAACGACATTCTGGCATTTGTGATAAAGGCGTGGCATTTTGTAATTCCGTATCTATGTATGTTGATATTTATATTTGCTCCAATACATTTAGCTGTCATGTTAATACCATTATTAATACTGTATATGATGATGTTCTTTTATCTGAAAGGATGTTTTGTATCTCATTTAGAGTATAAATTATGTCCATCGAATGCTATTAATATAATGGACCCATATCTTGTTTTGGTTGGCTGGCCCATCAACGATGAGAATAGACATTATATAACACACGTGTTAATATTCGTATATTTCTTATTTGTATTGCCAATATTATATGTAAGATCCGAATAAATGATATAGTGTATGTAGATCGCATGCTAGATGGTAAGACATTATTTAGAAAAATTGAACACATACCCAGGTATTTATTAAATGTATAAACATGAAATTTAAAACAATTGCTACAACGCGATTTAATAACAATACCTACAAACAGTATGAAAACTATAAAGTTACGCATAAATGCTATAAAAGCATTTACGGCACTCCTATAAAAATAAAAGACAAACTGCCGCTAGACAGTAACATTTATGTAATAGAAATGAATAACGAGAAGAATAAAATAGAAGGAATTGGGTTAATCGTAAATAAAGTCAGACTCGATAAGCACTGTAAAATATATCAGGACATGGACTATAATCGATATATATACATTGGCGACAAACATTTAACCGCGGCTAGTATTACCGACGAATATAATAACAAAGTAATCTATGTGTTAGAACAATTATTATTCAAAGGTGGTAGACATTGTAAACGAGCACAAGGGATTACTGAATTACCTGATTGGATATTGACAAATAAATTTAATTTTGATTTTGTAAAGTGTTTTGATGCTATGTTCAGTATGTATTGTAATTATTGACAGCCGTTGATAAACCGGTTCTAATTAGGTCATTTATTATTTGTCATTTTTTCTTATTAAATAATACACGTGTATTATAGTAATGGACGAGTCTATTGATTTAAATATTAACAATTATACGCAAGATGATTTAATTTCTCTCATCGGGTTGTCGACGGAAGAAGATCGTGAAGTAACTTATGATGATATAGTTAATGCGTCGGAACCTCTTATAAAACGGTTCATGGCAGAAAATAACTACGATCTTTCCAGTTTTTTTCAGCAGGTTCAATTGAAACTTTTAGAAGATATTGATGGAGACAACTCAAATGATGATTTACTTAAACAATCAAATAATCAAATTGGACATTTATATCAAAATGAATATCCTACACTAAAAGATATAAATCCGACCCAATACGACAAAATAACCCAGCGCAAACAACAGGTTAATGTATTTGGACAAAACGATAAATTTGTTATGAATAAACATCAACTTGGCATTAGCAATACATATCAAGTGCCAGTTGTACAGGATCAACTAAATCCCAATCTTAAAAATACTATTACACGAATTATAAACATCGATAGCAATTACAGAGATAATATTATACCATATACGCCGGATCCAGATGGGCCATCTTCACCTACTAATTTTACACTTGATTTAAGTGACCCCATTTTTAAAACAATCAGTATTCAATTGACATCGTATACCATTCCGTTCACATGGTATTCTATTGATTGTTATCAGTCTAATAACTGCTTTTTTGTAGATAGTTCAATGGTAATTATTCCATCTGGAAATTACACGCCAATTGAATTAGTCGAGGAAATATCCGGTAATCTAATATTTACAGGAGCAGGTCTTAACATAACATACAACTCAAACACTGGTAAGATTACTATCACAAATAATTCCGTGAATGACCACACGATAACGTTCTTTGATCCGGCTGGAATCAAAGTATGCGATTCGAGTTGTAATTTGAATGGCAGAGGCAGTGGATCTAAAACATCTGCCAAATTTAATAATAATCTCGGATGGATTCTAGGATTTCGAGGCAATACAAGTATACCTACAACATCTACGCTATATGGTCAATTAGTATATGACATTCTTATAGGTAGCGATATAACCAGTGAATCTATAGTTGATACATATGGACCTAAATATTTTTTGTTAGTATTAGATGATTTTAACCAGAACCATCTTAATAAAGGGCTGATTGGTATTACACCTACACAAAAATATGCTGAAATACCTTCTTATTGGAATGAGGGTTTACAATTAGCGGATGGCGGATGTACCATACCGGAGAATACATATAAAAAGGTCGCCACATACGTTCAGAATTCTCCTCGACGGCTAACGCAAGCTCAATTATATACTTTAAATCAAACGACTTTGGCTAGGGCACAAACAAATAAAAGTTTTCTTACTACTCCAACTACAACCGATGTATTAGCTTTGATACCTTTACGAAAAAAAGGGGTCGTGTTCGGTGATCAAATAGTAGATGATTTCAATTTAGATAATGCGGATCGAGTATATTTTGGTCCAATTGATATTGAAAGAATGCGGATTAGATTAGTCGATGACAAAGGGTACACTGTAAATTTAAATGGTAGCAACTGGTCTTTTACATTAACAGCCACCTCTTTATACCAATATTAGATGAATATAATACATGGTGGGTACGACGCGGTTATATCTATAACAGGGATCTTTAGTACCATTATTGGTTATTCTTAGAATATATTCTTATAATATACTATACAATGACATCAGAGGATGTTGTTCCAAATGTTATTGGGGAAGGATCGTATGGCTGTGTTCATAAACCACCTATGAAGTGTATAAATAAAACACGAAAAAGTAATAAAAATATATCAAAGCTAATGACTGATTCGAACGTAAATAAAGAATTGAAGGAATACAAGCTTATTAATGCGGCTGATAAAAAACAAGAGGTATATCTAGGTAAGCCAAGTAAATGTAAAGTAGGCAGAGTACTTACTAATATAAAAGCCATATCAAAGTGTTCATCTGACCATTTTAAAGCAGAAATGATTGACCAATATTCGTTAATATTAATGAAATATGGAGGACAAAATTTAGAGCAATTCGGTGACGAAGTTTCAACATGGACAAAAGTTAGTTCAAACATAGATAATATTGAATTGTTTTGGATAGAATGTATTCGTTTATTCTATGGATTGAAGTTGTTTCATGATAATGGCATCGTACACCATGATCTAAAACACCAGAATATAGTATATGACCAAAAAACGAACCGAGTAAATTTTATTGATTTCGGATTTATGACTAAAAAAAGTACAATTATAGATTCGGTTTCAAAATCAAAATATTGGTTAGGCGAAAAACATCATTGGTCCTTTCCATTAGAAAATATATATTGGAACAAGAATATATATCTCTCATGGGCAAATAAAAAATATGATACGGCAATGGCGTATACGGAGTTTCGTGAGTCTGTTTCAAAATCATGTTCTTATTTTTTTACTAGTATTCTTCCTGCGAATACAACCAAAACGAATAAGCTTACATTAATGGATCGTGCTTGTACGAAAGCATTCGCAAATGTAATTGAATTTGAACCAGAAACATATACACGGTTTATTACTCAATCTATAGACACGATTGATGTGTATGGACTTGGTATCGCATTGATGTACGTTCTAGTTAGAAGTAAACATTTATTAACAATTAGTTTTGCCGCTGTGTTACATGATATGCTTATAGTTGATATGCTTAATCCAAATTTATACTTACGCATTAAACCTGATCAATTATTAGCAAAATACGAAGACCTCTTAATACATAGTGGTTTACTGACTAAACACAATAAACACATTGAAAATCATTTAATCTTAGATGGTCAATCTAAAATACTCACGACACTTGGTGAAATAAATAGAAGTGATGGATTAAGTATTCCCTCGAAATTATCTAGCGCAAACATAGAAATCGCTAAAGAATGTCCAGATGGAAAAGAATATAACCCCGTTACAAAACGATGTGTAAAAGTATGTAAACCAGGATATGTTAGAAATCCTGATCTTAAGTGTGTTCGTGATAAAACACGAAAGATAAAATACAAGACATGTCCATCTGGAAAGCAATTTAACCCCTTGACAAATCGTTGTGTGAAAGATTGTAAGTCGGGATATACACGCGACGAGCGATTTAAATGTAAAAAAATGAGTAGCTCATTTGTGAAAGCAATGGTCTCTATGTAATAATATGTATACTATACATCTGTATACATATTACCAATAAATATGATATATATGGTACTATGGTTATGTATTATACACGTTTGAAACATTTCAATGTCTAAGACTAATGACTCAATTATGTACATACTTTCCCCAACTTAATCCATGTGATTGAGAAAAATCTTTTGAACCTAATCCAGTTACAAAATTGTATTATTTTATAATTTGAACACGCACAATAATAGTTCATTTACATCTTTATTTACATTTTTTTAAATATTGTAATTTCGTCATATGAATATCCCGGCATACAAGACAGTTTAATTGTGTTAAAAACCCAAGCAAACCCTAATGAAACACTATACGGTGGATTATTAAAGTCAAACGTGGAAATATTTGGATCGATCCACATCCGGGTGATATTACTATTATAATTAAATTGAAACAAGAATAACTTCATATCAGCTAGGTTGAAATTATTTACATTTCTATTTACAACTTCATGATTTCCATTATATGTATTTAAGGTCCTGTAATCTATAATGGATTCAATGTACCGATTTCTTACTACTCCTATACCAAGGTATCCTTGTAGCGTAGCACCATTATAAAATTCGATTAATGGGGCATTCTCTGTTCCACCTGATCCTGGAACATTAATCATAATGCTAGCGTATACAATGCCAGTATTTTGAATTGGAAGTGATCTAGATGCCGAGCATTGTATAGATGGGTTAGACGGGTCGCTATAACCATACGTAAGGCTATTACCGACTACATTTATATTATGATAC